ATGTTTGCCAGCGTCTCACCCGCAACGATGTTCATAAAGTCACTACGCACGTTCTTGGACAAATCGCCAATAGGGACGGATTTCTCAATCACAGTCCGCGCAAATGATCTCACGCCTGAATTGGACAAAAACAAAACATCTTTGCCAGTGCCTTGAATCGAATCCCTGGCAATGCAACCGATACCCGCAACGGTGTCTGCCAGTGTGATTGTCGAAGGCGTAGTCGCGCCTGAATAGACCAGTATCTGACGCTGACCAAAGATGATCAGAAAGTTGTTGTGGGCAGCTAGGCCGGTGATGTTGTCCGCGCCGTTAGGCCAAACCTGATTAATATTTATCGAGCCTGAAGTGCCGCCCGTCCAAACATGGCCTGATAGCAAATCAGAGAAAAAGACCGTGGTGTTGTCGGTTGATGTATCTGCCACCCACAAGCGGCCATAGGCGCTGATAGCGATGTTGCCCAAAGGCACAGTACCGGCATAGCCAGTCTTCTCACTAACGCGCCTGAAGGTCGTGGTGCTGACAGCAGGATCAAAGATCAGGGGGTCAAAGCCGCTTTGAAAGAAGAAAGTAATGCCATTCAGTGAAGCACAAGCCCAGTTATTGGCCGTAATTACAGGGGCTGTACCGCCGCCGCCGTAAGTCAATTCGCTCACGGCGTTGCTGCCGTCTAGCTTAAACAGCTTGTTGTTGCCTGAAAAGAGAATAGTCAGAGTGCCGTCAGTCTGCACCAACTCATGGATAACACCTGGAGCATTCGCACCTAACCCACCAGCAGATGCGTTAACCCGCGCCCAGCCCTTGCGTGAACCGATGCGCCCAAACTGGTCAATCACGCAATTTGTAGCGACTAGCGCAAAACCAGCCGCCAAGTCCAAAGGCGAGTCTTGCGTATTCAGGCCAAAGAATCCTGGCGCTGAAATGCTAGCAGTCTGGAGGGCTTGACTCATATCGCTACAAATTCTTTATTCTCTGGATAGCGAGTGCCTTCCAAAGCAATCTGGTCAGACAGCATGGCGCGGTAAAGCTGGTACGCCTCAGATGAACTAAGACCGCCATCCTCGCCGCGCTCCACCAGCGCACGGGCATAGGCGTTTTGCACAACTAGCGTGTCAGGAACAAGCACAGATGTGCCATCAGCAGCCAATGTTGCTTGGGGTACTGTCAAAGAGAATGGAATACTGTAAACACCATCAGGACGGGGGTACAACTCCACCTTGGTGTCGCCACTAGCGTCTACCCCGTTAAATGCGTAATATTGAGGCAACCCGTTTGTTGTTGGGACTAGGTTTTGATAACGATTCATCTCCACAAAACTGATGTTTTGCAGACCAATGTTTGATGTTGTGTTAATCGCGTCTTGCACTTGGAACTTCTGTCCAGCACCCGTCATCGAATAGATGTAAGTCGCAGACACGGTAGTGAGAGTGACGGTTGTACCCAGCACATTCCAGTTAAAAGCATCCTCAATCTGACGCTTGGCATCGTTGACAAACAAGCCGATCAGGGTTGAATAAGTTGTTTCGTTGTTGGTTGAGACTTGCGTTTCACGCAAACGAATCAGCACATTGTTGATAAGCTGGAGGTAAGTCATTTCTTGTTCCTTGCGCTGATTGCCTTGGCCTTGGATTTAGCATCCGCTTTGCTGCTAGCCCCCCATGCTTTTAAACTTAACAGCAATCGAGTAGGCTTTCCGTCTTTGTACTCAGGGCCATCATTGCCGCCCATTCTTGCTAAGAAGCTAGCCCTGCGCGGGTTGTCGCCCGATTTTACAGGGGGCTTGATGTCTTGCCCAGCAGCCTTCAGACTTGCGCGTCCAGCAGCATTGAGGCCACCTTTTGGGTTCTGTCCTTCCTTGCGCTGCCATGCGGGAGTTTTCATCGGTAGCCTTTAGTCTTTGCCGCTATCTTTTTAGGTTGCGCTACGAATTGTTTCCCCGCAGCTTTGCCAGCACGTTTCGCCCGAGTTGTCGCAGCGTACTCAGCATTGCTGAGACTTTTGATTGCAGCGCTTGGAAGGTATCGCTCACCAGTTTCAGAAGATTTTTTACCACTTTTAGTTCTCCAATCTTGGTCGCCCCAATCCTTCAGGCTTTTCTGGGTAGCTTTCATTTTTTCTTCGGCGGCGTATGGGTTAAGACTTTACTAGTTGGCGTGTGCTTTGAACCTGTCATCAAGACAGCACCAGCTTTGTGAGTCTCACCTTTATACAGCTTGCCGTCCGGTGTGTAATGCGCTTTTGTCTTGCTCACGATTTATACCCCCCGCCCTTGGCTTTGTACTCTTTTGCCAAGAGTTGCGCTTTTCTAGCCGACCATTCGCCAGCGCCAGTGCCTTGCACAGCCTGGCCCTTGATCTTTTCAAACAAAGCCTTCCGCATGGTGGGCTTTGTGTAGACCGCCGCTTGGTTAACTTTGCTTTTCATTTCTTCTTCACCTTTGCTTGTGACAGTGCAATCGCCATAGCTTGCTTTGGGTCTTTGACCACCTTTTTATTAGTAGTCAACTTACCCGCGCCAAACTCTTTCATTACCTTGCTGATCTTCTTTTGGGCTGGAGTTTTCATGCTAGTACAAGACCTTTGCGATGATCGTGCCAGAAGTGTACGCAGTACAGTTTGCTCTCAAGTACTTGGGAGCGTTGGCTATGGTGACAATGCCGTCAGCAGTCAAGGCTGTGCCAATGGTGGCAAAGGTTGTGCCATCCAAGCTACCCTGAAATGCCACAGTTGCTGTTGTAATACCGGACACTTGCAAGAATGCCGGTTGACCAGCATCCGCTTGAACAGCCTTAGACGCGCCAGTTGCTACGACAGAACTTAACAGCGTAACAGGTGTAGTTAGGGATGCCATTACTTGCCTCGTTTGGCTTTAGTTGCCATGTTAGTGGCAGTGCGCTGGCCGCGCTTAGGCATAGCTTTTGGCTTGGCAACGGCAACCATAATGGCGACAGGCATTGCTTTTTTACCAGACATTTTTGGTGATTTACCGTACATGATTTATCCTTCAACAGTTGATTTACGAGGCCGACCCATCTTCTTAACTGGTGCAAGCATAGGCAAAGGTTTGATCTCAGGCACAACTTTCTCATCCAGACGCACATAGCCATGATGCCCACGCATCGAATCAATGTCCACTTGCTGGGTAAAAGTTACAGTAGTTCCTGATTGCAAACAGCGGAAAGTTGCCATGATTACCCTAAAAAAGGAGGGCCGAAGCCCCCCTGTTTAAACGATGCGAGCAATGACCAATCTAACAGTCGTTGACGCCAAGTTAACCGCAGCGCCAGTGGTGTTGGTTGTTGCGATAGTGACAGTGCCAGCAGCAGAGACATAAGCGCGGCGAACAAGCCCCGCTTCGTCAACGCCAGCAGACATCCCAATTATCATATCGCCCAAGACAACGCCAGGTACGGCTACGGTGTCAGTTCCAGCGGCTTGATCCGCTACGGAAGCTGAGTCTAAGGTACAAGTTACAACCCATGTGTCTTTAAAAACGCCACGGAATTGGTCGTTGCCCTGTCGAGCAGTGATTGCGGTTGCAGCAGCCATTTTCTAACTCCTTAAAAATAATGCCCCCATTTCTGGGGGCTTGGGGTTAGGCTGGCACTGCCAACGCAAACGCGCTAGAAGACAGAGCTGCACCAGTAGTAGCGGCTGCACGAAGTGCGGCAACGCCATACAGAGTGTCCGATGTAAACAAAGTGGCAAGGTAGTCCTGCTTGTACTGTGTTTGTGAACGGATACCGATTTGCTCAACCAGAACCATAGCGTCTTTGTGACCCATCAAGCAAATACGATCAGTAGTGCTGTTACCAGCGCCAGTATCAGCATTGCTAGATGTGAACACAGGAATGCCATACAAGTTGCCGATTTCACCAGTGCGGATCGCATTGCCATTGCCCACAAAAGCCTGTTCCGTATAACGGGAAAGACCCATCAGCGTGTTACGGCTAGATGGAGGGATCAGGAAAAAGCGATTGTCCATAGGAGTATCGTTGTCATCCAAACGCTGAATAGTGCGGCGAATTGCAGCATCAGTCAATGCGCTTGCATTGGATGTAGAACTGTTGTAAGCAGTAGTACCATCACCGCCGATGAAGGCTTTGCTAGTCGCAGTGGCAGTTGCGTAGTCGTTAGTACCGACAGTAGCACCGTTAAACGCACGACCCAATTGGATCAAGCTAGTGTCTACTTGCTTGGCAAGCGCATAGCCAGCGTCAGCAGTGTAGAACTGGCGCAAGCTGTTCAGGGCTTGTGCTTCAACGATGTCCTCAATGAAACGTGAATATTCAAAGTGCTTGTTAATGTCCACTTTAATCTCTGTTTCAGTATCGGCAATCAGAGTGACGGCAGTAGATGCTGCTTTTGCGCTAGCTGAACCACGGGTAGGTGCAGGGA